CTCACACTACTCGACCAAGTAATTACTATGGCTAATGCAGCTATCGCTCGTAACGAAAAGGAATAAGAGATGAACGGCCACATCGTAAAGGTTCTACCAGACAAGAACTTCGGTTTCATTAAGTCCAATGGAACAGAATTCTTCTTTCACAGGAGTGACTTTAATGGTCACTGGGAGGATTTGGTTTCTGATTTTCAAACAAAGAATCCAAAAACTATTAAAGTCACTTTCGATGAGGCGCACTCACCAAAAGGTCCGCGCGCTTCAAATGTCAGGCGAGAAGATTTCCCGAATCAAGCCGTTTAACGAAGAAGAATGGCTTAAGTGGAAGGACATAGAGAGATGCCCATACTCTATGTATGACGAACATTGGGCTTCTTGGTCAAAACGCGATGACATTAGACTGATGCTTATCGCTTTAGACCGTTTCGCTGACTATTTACAAGGAGTGGACAGTGGAGGAGGAAATAATCCGACTCCCATCAGTAGATAAGAATATAGGTAGCTGCCCCGAATGTGGCAAGACTATTTGGAGCAGCTACCTAATTGTCCATAGTAATGTATACCGTTGTATACACTGTAAGACTTTCGTTTGTCCAGAGGATGTGATTCCCTTCTGAGGTGCCCATGAGGGATATGTTCGTTTACCTAGCCGGGCCTATTACAGCCAGAAATGGCTACACTATTGAAGATAATAAAATCATTGCAGAACAGGTGCTTTATCAATGCCTGAAAATAGGTATTCCTTGTTTCATGCCTCCTATCATTCCTCATTCTGAGGTTGATTATGAGACTTGTTTGCAATATGACAACGCAGTCATTAGACGTTGCACACATATGCTCATGTTGCCTCGGTGGGATGAAAGTCCGGGCGCACTAAAAGAAAGAGCACTAGCCATTGAACTAGGCATACCAATTATTGACTCTTTTGAAGAATTAAAGGAGACATATGGAGAACCTAGAGGAGTTCGTGAAACTGCTACAAGAAAAGTTCGAGGCAGAAATCGAACACAAAACATCGTGGGGGAAGAACGAAGTGACGAACGCCTTCAACAAGGCAATAGTGAAGGCGCTCATCACACTAGCGAACAGTCACAAGATTAACGTGACTTAACGACCGTAGGGAATATCGTATTCTCCTATTCCTTCCATTCCCATGAACTGTTCCATGAATGGAGTAATAGAGGGTTTACCAGCTTGACCAGTGTAAGTCTGAGTTCCACCCCCGATACCGGAGAATGGTAGAACTAGTGGTATCAATTCAGGTTCTTCAACTGCTAGTTCTGCCAAGTCTCCCGCCATCATAGGTAGGAACATCTGCATTATCCTATCCCCTACGTAGACAGGAATCTGCTCGTTAGCACTTCCCAAATCCCAGAAGAATTTCGCAGTCGGGTGTAGCTTGTTCGCAAGAAAATTAATCATGATACTAGTTCTGGTTTCTGGTTTGTAGCCAGAACCAAAATCATAGCTCGCACCAGAGCCAGAGCTAGTATATTTACCTCCACCATGACCCATGAGATTAGTCATAAGGTCAATAGGTGTGATACCTGTCTCAGTTTCGATGGGTAGTTTCATCCAGTTAAATCTCATTCTGCTACCTAGAACAAGCCACTGTTGAAATCCCCCACCAGCATCAAATCTAGTATTACCAATCTTGACTTTTCCGAAGTCAGCATTATTCGGGTCTTTACTTACATCAGCACCAAACATCATTTCAGCTATTGAAGCAAAAGTCCACCATGCTCCAACAGTTCTGAGCATAGCTTTAGTATATTCTTTCCGAACTTGTGGATTACCAAAAATATAGGTAGACGGATTCATCATCTTCATCCTCGATGCAATGAGGCGCGGAGAGAAGAATGCGTCAGCCAATAGTTTAGATGCACGTTCAGCACTATATTCCTTCTTAGTGAAGGGAAGTTGTGCCTTTAGTGAACCACGACCAGTGGCAACATTAACAAACTCTGCCAATTCTTTAGCCAGAACCTCGTTCTGGAATGGGTCTAATGCAGCATTACCATCTGCTTTAGCATTGGCTCTTCCAGTTTTTACTAGTTCATTAAGTGTATTAACACGTAGTTCATTCAAGAATAGTGTAAAGGCTCTATTGCTTGCTCTAATATACTTACCATAGAGAGGAATCTTTTCAGCAATCTTTGACCTGAGAGCTTCCTCGCGCCTAGTCAGTTTACTGCCCATATCGGTCATAGCAACACCAATATGTTCAGCATACGAGGGTTTCTTTCCTCGCGGTTTGAATAGTGGGTCTTGTCCTAATTCGGCCATTCGCTGGTCATAATACTTCTGACTACCGAATGCTTTAGCCTGCTCGAAAGCAGCCTTAAACCATCCTTTAGTTCCTACTAATGGTAGTCCTTGTCTGAACATAGCGGATGTTACAAACGGAGGGTCTACCGACATCATAGCGCGAGGTAATTCAAAAGCCTCACGCCAAGGACTAATTTTCTCAGGTTCTCCCTGTGGTTTTCTACCGGGAGGCTGTGGAACTTCAGATTCAAGAATAGGAGTTTTAGGTGGTTTTCCTCCACCCTGTCCACCCATACTTGCCTTAGTGAATACAAAACTCCCATGTTCGTTCATATGAGAGAATTCATATCCACGGTCTTTCATTGCTTTTACGGCATCTGGGGTGGCATGTTTTCCTCTGAGGATTGCAGTCCTAGGAGTTCCTCCTCGAAGTCCTGTATCATCGCCAGGAACATTTCCTTCTCCGGGGATTCTATTTGCTGACTTAACTCCCGTTCCTGAGAGAATGTCCTCTGTAGTTGCTCCTCGCCCCCTTGATTCAGTATAGATGTGTAGTAGTCTCTGAACTTCTGGACTGTATCTCCCAGACTGCCCACCTGAGAGAATTTGCTGAATTCTGGTCGCTGCGGCGAGTCCATTCCTTGTTCCAAATTTGGCATAAATCTCTCCTAGTCTATGGATAAATGGCATTCCATGACCCATGTCAAGTCCGCCCTGTGTGACGGCTTGCTGTAGATAGGTCTGGAGATATCTACCTACTCTTGGGTCAGTAAGGTCTGCATCAGTAATTGGTGGCACTGTTTTGGGGTCCTCAGACCCTACATGCGCCACTTCATGCATTGCGGTTACAACAGTATCTAATGCAGCACTTTCGGGAGTAATATCCATCGCACCTTGAGGAGCTTCTTTTGGCACCTCTGTATGTGCAAATGGATTGATTAAAATTGCAGACGATGGGTCAGTCTTAATTGACCTTGGGTCAGGGATATGAACACCGTAAATACCTGGGTCAAGAGTAATACCTACCCTCTTAACCTTAGCTGCCCACTTAGGTCTTTCTGTAGTAGCTAGAATATTACTAACTAGTTGATTTATCGCATTATTTAGTTCACCAACTACAGGATTAGTTTGAAGTTCCATCAATTCATCAGGAGTCAGCCTATTACCTGGGTCAAATAGAACAATTTCAACCCCGGTAAGTGGGTCTTTACCCATGATAGGCATAGAATCCCACAATTTAGCCAAATCCATCTTCTTCTGGTTTGCAAATGGATTGATTAGCTTGTCTTTGACAAGATTCTCAATTTCTTTTTGCATACCTTCTTTAATAGATTCCCGCTGAACAGGGAATGGATAATTATCATGACCTTCAGGAACCTTTGGATTAATATCGAGAATAATTTCCTCTGGAATACCCTTGGTGGATTCATCCAGATACATACGATTGGAAAATTGATACATTCCATTATTGAGATAGACCATCTTGACAGATGACCTCTCTCCAAGTTCAGCACTCTTGGGAATAAGGACTTCAACGCCAGAATTACCACTATCTACGGTTTCTTTGATAATGGACCTGTCATCGATTTTAGTATTCTTGAATTTTTGACCCACATAACCATAACCGTAGCTATCTACGTCCATTGTAAGGTCAAGATTTCGGCTATATTTACTGATTTCTTCAATCATATTACGAGCATAGAAAGCCTCTTGGCCTTCCTTAAATTTAGTAGTAAAAGTAGTGCCAGTAGGAGTATCCATAGGCACTTCTACAGTATCAATGTCGAATCCAGCTAGAAGTTCTTCAGGAGTTCCCTCGAAACTGGATGCGATTTTCTTGTTACCGATTTGCTTAACAGTTTCAACTGAAAAACGTGAACCACCGAGCATAAAGGTAGCCTTACCGACACCTTTACCACCTGTGGCACCTTCTTCAGTTACCTTACCTGATTCATGTAAGTTAGTATAGACAGTATAGAGTTCTTCAGGACCCATTCCCTTACCATTATCACTAATGGTAATACCATCATTTTCTACTTTAATAGTAGCCTTACCAGATCCTCTCATTAGTTTAGTAGCATCGAAGGCATTCTGTAATCCTTCGCGCACCATAACTGCGGGGAGAGGTTGATTATAGCCCTTAGTTAATTCATCAGCGGCCTTTCTGACATTAACGTCAATTTTGGCCTTTCCTTCGCCTACTTTAGCCTGTAATGGTATATCACCTTTAGCTGCTGCCAAGGGATTCATACCAGTTCTCATAGTTTCTTCAGCAGTTCTCTGAGTAATGGCCCATTCAAGGTCATCAATGTGTTGAAAATCAGCCGGATTAATGCCTAGTATTTTGGCATCATTTTCAGCTTCCACCCAACGTGGATTCTGATTAGTTCTCATTTCGTCGCTAGGCTTAGGCACACGACTAAATAATGGTTCTTCAGTAGGTATGACTTGTTCACCAAATCGAGGTGAATAACCACCTTCGACTGGTTCTCTAGTCATAGGAATATCAGGTTGAAATTCATGCGGTAGTTCTGGACCCGGAACTCTAGGAGTTACAGGTTCATTAAATAGTGGTCCCCTCGTTTCTTCAGGAGGACGTGGAACACGAGAGAATAGAGGTTCATCATCTGGCATTACCTGTTGCGCGAATCCTTCACTCTGACCACGACCAACAGGTCTAGCCATATCAGACTCCATATCTATTAGAGCCTGATTCAAATCTATTGGTTGTCTCCCTATCGGACCAACTTCCTCAGCTTCGATACCAGGAAATTGACGACCAATTCCCAACTGTTCATCAGGTAGTTGAGGAACTTCAATTCCTCGTCTAACTAATTCGCGTTGAGAAACTGTAGAACCATCGGGAAGATGGAAAAAGGGTTCTGGACCTTCAGGGAAATTCATATCATCCATGAAGGCAAATTGCGGTTCCTGACCAGGTTGAGGAACTCTACTAAACATAGGTTCATCCTCAAACTGATTAATATCAGGAGCTTCTTCCTTAACAGTTTCAAATTCCTCAATATCAGGCACACGTTCAGGTGGAGCAGGCGCAGGTCTACGCCGCTCAAACACCATACCTCTATTGGGGTCTACCCCAGTAAAGTCGTAGCCTTGTGACTTAACGTGATTAACTAGTTCTGGTGATGGAGTCTTAATGAATACTTTAGTAGCTTGTTGTGGTTGGGCATTAGGCGAACCTGTTTGGTCCGGTGTAGTTTCTGGATTTTTTGCTCTATTTTGAGCATCCTTATCCAGTGATTCACGTAATTTGGGTAATAGGTCCGAAACACTAGCCGCAGCTTTAGCTTCAGTATCAGGCCACAATCTACTAAGAATTGGACCTTGTGTATTAGGTGTATGTAGTGCTCCTAGTGTGCCACCAGCAGCTTCAATAGCACCACGACCAAATCTACCGGCAGTTTCAGTTAATGGAATATTAGGGTCAAAGAAATCAGTAGCAGCACCACCCATTTCCATACCACCATGAGCAGCAGCAGGAACAGATAGAGCTTTAGCAGCAGTAGATATACCTTTCACTACTTCAGGACGTAATCCTGCTCTAAGTGCTAGATTTGAACCACCTGTAGCTAGTGTGGCTCCAATATTGATTGGCGAAGTTAAGTCAGTAGCTAATTGTCCCAGACCTTGCCCCATACCGCCTACGGCACCTTTAGCCATAGCAGTAAATCTAGAATCATCTAATTCTGGTGTAGTCATCCAGTCTGCAAATTGCTTTCCCCATCGTGAGGGAGCTTCCCACAGACCTTCATTTAATGCACCCCAGATTTGTGAACCTAGACCTGGAGTTTCTACACTAGGATTACCGTAATCATCTAAATCTGGAGGCTTCTGGTCAAATTTAATCGGTTGACCAGCATCATCTAAATCGGGCGGTTTTTGTTTTGGTGGATACATCTCTCACCTAACCAGGAACAGCAGTCCAGCCACCACCTTGTTTTGGAACATATTTCCATCCCTGTGGAGCAGGAGGAGGTTTACTAGGTGAAAATCTAGGAGTAGGAGTTCCACGACCAGAACCACCACCCCTACCCCCACCTTGACCAGATGATGGAAAAGTAGGTTCTTGTCCTTCTGCACCATAGATAGCTTCTTGTATCATCTGATGCTGTTGTGGTGAAGGACCACTACCAAATGTGCCAGTTTTAGGTGGTTTAATAGTAAATGTATTTCCTGCTCCAAATTGAATCCAACGCCCCAATTCTGGATTACGTTGGGCAAATTCCTGAGCAGCATTATAGTGTCGAATTTTAGTTTGAGAAGGTAATTCAGGTCTAGCAGATGCACCGCTAGGTCTAGGAGTAGGAGTTCCAGCAGGAGATTGACTCCTATCTCTGGTTTCTCCAGTTATTTCATTATACATAAAGACGTTTCCATCTTTATCTGTATAAGGCTTCCAGCCTCTAGTTTCGGCAATATCAGTCCTACCCTCTTGACGAGTAGTTTCAGTTTCTCTAGCTTGTTTACCAGTTTCTTGAATTCGAGCAATAGCATTTTTCTGCTCAAGTTCAAGTTTCTCTTGTGGAGTGAAATCCTTCGATTCCCAAGAGGTTTCAGTGATTTTACCAGTCGCAGGGTCCATAATCCGAACGCGAGGACCGTTAAAATCGAACTTCAAATTAGGGTTACGAACCCTATAATCATATGCATCAGCACGCTGCTGACGAATCTTATTTTGAACATCTTGATTCTTCGCGGTTTGTTCGTTTCGACGCGAAGTAACCTCACTTTGGAGAGTATTATGCGCTAATTGACGCGCATTGATATTTTCCTGCCTCTCAAGATTTGCAGACTGATAAGCAGGTTCAATTCCAGCCTTCCAATCGGTCATTTTACGAGTATAAGGTTCAGAAGCCACCTTAAACCCTGTTTCATGACCACCAGGACCAAAAGCTGATAGTGCAGCAGCCGCACTACGCCAAAATCCTGGTTTTTCCCATTTTGGTTGGTCTGTCATCATTTGATTGAACCTATCACTAGCCACACTTTGTGGTTGATAGAGTTCTTTCATACGTTGAGTTACATCAAATTCAGATTGCTGCATTGGTAGTCCAGATTGAACAGGAATATTAGGTAATTCAGGTGGCATTCCACCACCCATTCCACCCATAGGACTAGGATATGTGGGAGATTCAGGCTGAAAGATGTTTTTCATCCTCAGCATGTCTAATCCATTTCGGAAGAAATTAGGCATCGCCATGAGCTTCCTCCTTAGCCGTAGCTAGGACTACGCCCATAACATCGGCAAGATGGAGAGTTTTACCATCTCCGATACCGAATTTCTTCTTGAAGTCCTGAGCCATAGGCCCAAAATGAGTAGTATCATCACCCTTATATTTCCAAGTCTTAAGAGGTAGTTCTTTAAGGTATTTAGCCATCTTAGAAGTAGTGCCTCGACC